CGTTGAATACAGCGCGTTGTTGGCCCCCACGAACGTGGTCAGGCCCGTGCCGCCGTACGGGGGCTGAACAGTCCCGCCCTGCCAAGTGCCACCCGAGATAACGGTCGAACCCAGTGCCAGTGCGTTGGTCCCCCAAGTGACGTTCTCAGGAATATACGCATGCACGTCCCATGTTCCGCCCACAGTAGCGTTGGACAGCAGGGCAATACCCGCTGCGCCGCCCGGAGCAACAGTACCCACCGGGCCGCTGGCGTAGTCAACAATGGTCAGCGTTCCAGTCGCGTTGTTGTTGAACTGGAACGTCGTGGTGTCGCTCAGGGTCGTGGCATCAGGCAACTGAAACGTTTGTCCGCCCGTGCCCACCAACGCTTGGTTGAACTGAGATGCTGCCGTCAGTGTGGTCGTGCCGCCAGACGCCGTCGTGGTCTGCAAACCCTGATTGATGCGGTTGACCGTGATGTTCTGGTTGGCATCCCGCAGCACCACCGAGTTGGCCCCGGACGAGGCCGTGACCCCAGTGCCGCCATACGCCACACCGATAGTCGATCCTTGCCACGTACCAGAGGCCACAGTCCCCAGAGCAGAGACATTGCCGCTGCCATCCAGATTGACCGACTTGCCCGAGGGGTAGGTGACGAAGACGCTGACCGTGCCCGAGAACGTGACCGCGCTACCCGTATTGCTGGAGGCGTAGATCGTCGTGCGGGTGAGGGTCGGGCCGGTCGTGGAGTACGTGCCAAGGCCCACTTCCCACTGACCCGTGGTATCCGTGGCCGAGTAGTAGGTGGTGTTGGTGTCGCCAATGACTGCGAACGTCTGAAAGCCCGCGACCGCGCCGGTCAGCGTGAAGCTTACAGTCGTATTCGCCGTGGCCGATTCTTGGACACGGTTTGCAAGAACCAGAGCCATTCAAGACTCCTTATCAGGAGGTAGCCGTCGTGCTGTAGGTAACGCTAACCGTGTCGCCTGCCGTGGTGATCTTGGCCGTGGAGAAGGCCCCCGCACTGTACAGCGTACCCGAGGTGTTGCCCTGCGTCGAGGACGCGCCAGAGCCGGTCACCAAGAAGCAGCCGCCCACCGTGCCCCCGCCACCAGTGATGGTGTAGGTGATGGCCGAAGCGGTCTTGGTCGTCACGTTGGTCGGAGTAGTGCCGGTCGAGGTCGCAGCGCTAAACGATGCCGTGCCACGCACAGCCGAGCCGCCAACGGTGTAGTTGGTAAACTCAGTCCACCCGCCGTGGGAAGCCATCGTATCCGACGCAGCGAAGGTCGGGCTGGCGCCGGAGATCAGACCAAGGAACGGGCCGACGGTGGTGTAGGAGGTGCCCGACAGCAACGTGTCCAGCATCAACTCTTTCCCGATGGCGTTGACCAAGTTGGGGAACTCGTCTTGCCACTTGATGTTGCCATCAGCATCGCGGCAGACCACGTGGTAGACGCCTTCGATGCCAACAGACTCAGCGCCGGCAACGTTGGACTGCATGGTCACCTTCGCGTGGTCACCGAAGTTAGAGAGTTCTTTTTGCATGGTCGATCCTTAGGTAACGCGAATTAGCGCGGTTTCTGGATTGGCGGCGGGGAACTGAATCTTGAAATCCTGGGTCAGGGTCACCTGATCGAGACCAAAATTCAGTACGCCAATAGCCTTGTTGCCCTGGGTGAAATTGTAAATGAGGGCACCCCGAACAGTAAACGTCGTGGCGTACCAAATCGGGTCGTCAAAGCTGGCATAGCCCGACCCGTTGGCGCCCCCCACAATCGGGTTGAGCAGTACCTGCCCGCCCGCCGTGTACCCCGCGCTGCTGACTTCCCCAGTGCTGGTATAGACGGTGGTTTCCGGGCCCAGTACGGCCGAAGAGCCGTACAAAGCAATCTTGATGACGTCGTTGAGCAGATCGTGCTGGCCCAGCAGCAACTGCCCTTTGAAACTGGTGACAAGTCCTGCGCTGATCATTACTGCACCTTAAGCTTGACCTGACCATCCAGGTATGCGTCACCACGCTGCTTGCCGTCGCCCAGGTTCTTCAGCAGCACCATCGCTTCTTTGTACTTGGCGTCGTAGACGGACAAGAGGTCCTGCTCGCCCTTCATGAAGGTGTAGGCCTCCACCAACGAGCCGTACAGCAGCGCGCTGTCAAAGTTGTCCCCCAGCCAAGTCTGGCCGTCAGGTGCAACCGTGATCGACTCGGGGTAGTAGTAATAGTGCAGTTCAACCGCATAGCCCGCATCCGGAGTGGGGCCCACAATGAACGACAGCTCATCCGAAATGGTCGCGCCCGATACCGTGGGGCCAAAAAGGGCGTAGTACTTGGGCAGACTTGTGCTAGAAGCCGAAGGGTAAATCTGGCGGATGTAGTTGACGTCCACATTCTTCAGGTAGTGGTAGTCCCCAAGCGCGTCTATAACAGCAAGCGAATACGACGACAAGAAGTCGGGAGGGGCCGACAGGTATTTGTTGCCCGACGACAAGCTGCCTGTCATGTTCTTGCGCAAATGGGCAAGCTGCACCGAGTTGTAGATGCGCTGCTCAGCCTGCTGTACAAACACCGGGATGTTCGCGACAAAGTCCGCATCAAAGTTTTGCGTGTAGTCGCAAATCGCAGCGGTCAACTGGGCGTAATTCATGTGATCTCCACCGTGACAGGGTCAAGCACTCCGGCGGCCCACAACTGTTTTGACAACGGCATGGGGATCATACCGATGCTCCCAATCGAAGAGTCGCCCGGGCTGCCTACAAAGACCGTCACAGCCATTCGCGCCTCAGGACGCGGCTGATACAGTGCCTGGGGTTCCGTGAGCGTCCTCTTAGGCTCAAGCTGCGGGTGCTTGGGCTCATAGCACTCCCGGCAGACCTTGAACCCCTTCCAGTCCTTGATGAGGGCGTTGAGCTTAAAGCGCTGCCCGCACTGATCGCACAGTGCAATCGCAAACTTGCCTGAAGCCCATCCACCGCTCATTCCTAGTACCCCCAGGTCTTAGGAACCGCGAAGTAGCTCGACCGCTCCCGGTCTTCTGCAGCCGCGCGGGCAAATTCCTCTTCGTACATGGTCTTGAGCAACTGGATGCGATCGGGAGCCTTCTTGACCGACAGGTAGTACGCCACGCCAGCAATCAAACACGGCAGAAAGCGAAAAGAGATGTCCGCAGTGTTCGTGAACGCCCCCGTATCCTGAATGCGCCGGATGGCGTAGTAGCGGAAAATGTAGGACTGAGTGGCATCCGGGGCCGGGTACAAGAACAGCTTGGCCGGGGCCGTGCGCTGCACAAAGTACTGCGCCGGACGAGACTGCGTGGTCTTGTTGGGAACGTGCAAGTACTCGGCGTAGCCGATGCGGTCAATCGTGATGTCCTGCTGGGTGGACAAGCCGGAGTTGGTCCGGATCACCGCCGACAAAGCGTCAACCGTGTCATCCGGCAGCGTGTACTCCGCCTGCCCCGCAACAAGCGCCACCTGACGCTGCTCAATGGTCCACAGGTTCAAGCCCCGGTTGGCCCACTCCGCAAACATCAGGTTGATCGAGCGCAGTGCCGTCTTCATGTCATAGCCGTCGCGCACTTCAACGCCGCAGCGCTCATACGCCTCGACGATGATGTCATCGAACTCTAGATTGAAGGTGGCAACGCCTGAGGTAGCCATGATGCTCAGTAAATGGTGGCCTTACGAGCACGAGCCGCGCCCACGCCGCGCACCTGAACGGTGTCGCCCTGCACGGACTTCTTGACCGGCTGATGGGTCGGGCCGCCTTGCGGGCCTGCGGTGTCAGCACCGCGTGCCGTCACAGCACCGCCCATGGCAAAGCCCTTTTTGGCAATGCCCTCACCACGCATGGCGAGGCCGCCTTTAGCATATTTCTTCATCATGTCACCACCACCTTTCCTAAATTTCATGCCCTTGCTGGACTCACTGTAGTCCTTAGCGACGGACATGGGAATACCCACTTTCTTGGCAAACGCGGGGCTGTGCGCCGCCGCATCCATCAAGCGCTTTTGCTTCTTACTTGCTGCCGGCATCGTGAATACCTCTCATCGCATCAATCTTGCGCTCAATTCGGTCAAAGCGCTCCATCAACTGCGCCATGTCGGAGCGAAACTCCGAGCGCGTGATGTGATCACGTGCCACTTCTTCCCTCGTGCGGTTGAGCAGAATGCTGATGCGCTGAAGCTCGGCAAACTTCTCTTTCACAATGAAGCCCAACAGTGCGACTATGGCCGTCAAGACCACGTTCCAGATCATCATTTCCATGGCCTAACACTTCCATGCCCGCAATGATTTGTTGATACGGGAGTCCGGGTCCTTGGCAGTCTTCGCACTAGTCAGCTTGCTCTTCATCCCCTCCATTCGAGCGCAAAAGGACGCCTTGCGTCCTTTTGCTTCTTTGGTCTTGGGGCTGGGAGCCGGAGGCTTGAGGTTCATGCCCTGAGCCTTCGCAGAGGCACGCCCCCGGGCGTTCAAGCCGCCCTTGGGGTTCTTGCCTTCCTTACGCTGCCAAGCGGGAGACGTTGCCATCTCAGTACATCTTGCACTGCTTGTTGCGGGCCATGCCCACACCACGCGGAGCCACAGAAGACGAAGGCTTCTGGTAGTCCTTGCGCGGGGTCTGCTTGGGGCCGCCTTTGCCCATATCCTGCTTTTGCGCACCGGGCTGCACTTCGCCCTGGTACTCAGGAATCGCCATTTTTGCTGCACGTCCCATGATGGACTCCTTAGCCGTAGAAGAAAGTCACCGAAGTGGGACCTGTGATTGTGAGATACGGGTCCGCACTAAAGACCACGCCATCCCCCGGAACCAGGAGATAGGTCGATCCGTTGCCTGCGGTGCTGGCGGGAGTGGCCAAGAGAATCTTCTCCTCCCCACTTGCGCCCCCGTCTTTGAACGAAATGCTCCCCGCAGTCCCTGCGACGTAGTAAATTGCTTTAATACGTGCGCGCGGATAACCGATGCCAGTGGCACCAGTTGTGGTCATCGTTTTTGACCGTACGTCAAATTGAAAGCCCATGGTGGACTCCTAGTTAGCCGATGGTCACGCCCTTGGAACCGATGATCGCCCAACCGGCGGCGGTGTAGATCATCATTACGGTATCGCCGACGGCGGCAAAGGTGACGGTGCTAAAACCGATCTTGGTCGTGGGGGTCAGGATAGCGGAGCCGCCGTCCACGGTGTGGGTGATGATTTTGACTTCGCCCACGGAACCATCAGCCAAGGTCAGCGCTTGGTTGTTGCCGTTGGTGGTCAGGGAAGTGAAGGTGTTGGTGACGTCAACAGCACCAGCGCCAGTCAGCGACTGCGCGCTCAGGACGATGTCCTTGCCAAACGAAGAGTTGACCGTGACGGCGCCCGTGGTGGAGCTGACGGTGACGGATTGAAAGCCGTTCTGGGAACGAACCGGGCCGGTGAAGGTGGTATTTGCCATGATGATTCCTCACATGCGAGTCGCGTAGTAGTCTGCATGTCGTCCGCCGGGTCGGTCTACTACGCTCGGGAGTCCCGGGCTTGGCACAATATAACTCAAAAAAAAGGGGGCCACAAGGGCCCCCTTTCACGGTTTTTGGCGATTTAGGCGCCAGGAGAACCGTAGATACCGCGCGGGTCAGACCAGCCGAACGAATAACGCTCGCGGGCCTTGTAGCGCACGTTGCCGGTGTCGAAGTCGCCTTCGAACGCGGTGCGGATGGGCGAACGCTGGAACATCTTCAGACCGTTGGGCGCATCGGTGATCAGGAACCATGCGTTGATGTCGGTCAGGAAGTGGTTGACAGCGTAACCCTCGGGGATCAGGCCCATGGACTTGATCGCGTTGATGTCGTTGTCGGCGCTGGCAGTGCGCAGAGTAGACTTCATCAGTCGCTCAGCGGTGAACTGCAGTTCCTTCGGAACGATCATCTTGCGGGCGGTCAGAGCGACCTTCAGGCCACGTTCGTCCGTGAACGCTGCGATGTCGATGATGCCCTGTTCGAGAGAGGTCTCGTTCAGGTCAGCAGGGACGGCAGGGCGGTTGGAGAAGTCAGGGCCCAGAGCGGTCGGGTGAGCGGTCGAGCACAGAGCCACGCCGTCGCCGCCGGCATAGTTGCCGCCAGTGAATGCGTTGTTCAGCACAGAAGCGCCTTTGACCTGCTTGGTGTTGGCCATCGAACGAGCCAGAGCCTTGGTGTAGCGAGCCGACAGACGGTCGTAGAGGTTGTCCTCAACGGCTTCTTCGGTCAGCGCGAACGCCATGGCGATGGTCTCGTGGGTGTAGCGAGCAGTGAACGATTCCAGAGCGGTATCGTATGCCACGCCAGCACCTTCGGTCTTCACCGGGGCAGAGCCGAAGCCGGTCAGCATGACCTCTTCTTCGAACGCACGGTCAGAGCTCTCGATGGAGAAAATCTCCTCGTGCTCATTCTCGTAGCGCTTGTACTCCAGACCGAACAGAGCGTTCAGTCCTGGCTCCAGTTCTTTGACAAGTTGGGAACGGGTAATTGCCATGATTGAACTCCGTTAGTCAGCCTGCACACCGACGCTGCCGTACTGGTGCTGGTTGAGTTTTACAACGACCACTGCGTAGTTACCCAGCTCATTGTCCGGGGACTCGTAGAGGCCAACGATTTTGAAGGTCAGGGCCTGGGTCGTATTGATCGACGCCGAGGACAGCGAACCGTTGGAAACGCCAGTGGTGACGCTACCAGTGGTGGACGCGGTCGGATCAGCGTTCTTACCAATGTTGGCCTGAGCAATTGCGCCATCGGCCTGGACCAGGAACAACTGGCTCGGGTCGTCCAGCACTTCGCAGGCGATGATGCCTTGAGTGATGTTGACGCTACCGGGGTAGTAGTTTTTCCAGGTGGGCTTGTTAGCACGGGTGGGGTCATCGTACTGGCAGCCGTTGAACACGCCGGTGGGGGCAATGTTCGTAGACGCATCGTACTTGACAATATAGCCACCAGAGACGGTGACGAGATCGCCCTGATAAATTGCCCCAGCTTGGTTGTCGGCGATCTGATAGCCGTACTGCTTCTGAGCGCCAGTAGCAGACAGGTTACCAGAAGGACGCAGACCAAAGGGCTTATTGACGTTTGCCATTTGAAGCTCCTAAAAGAGTGGAATTGCCAGCTTTGCGTTAGGTGGGCTGGCGGAACGTGGTGCGCGAATCCCGCTCGGGGGCTTGGATTCGCATTGTAGAGTGAGCGTTCTCACGCATCATCTCGTTGTCCACTGCATGCAACTGTTCCTGGGCCTTGCGGCGGAAGTACACGTTGCGCTCCTCAATGGTTTCCTTGGGAATCTTGGCGAGCAAGAGTCCACCCACAGCAATGACGCCGACGTGTTTGCCGTCGTCCATCGTGGGCAGCATGCCGTGGTAATCCTCCGGCACATCCTCCAGGCGCACGAGCTCATAACCTTCGCGCAGCTTGGAATAGACGTTTTGCTTGTCCTGGAAACCGTTGACTTCGGCGCGAATCCAACGGTACTCATAGCCCTCAGGGGCAGGCGGCGTGTCAAGACGGGAAGGCGGGGTCCACGGCTTGCGGCGTGCTTCTTTTTCACGGGTTGCACCGCTACGGGCAGCACGGTCAATTTTAAGTTCGCTCATCGTGATCACTCCTTCACATACTTGGCATATTCCTCAAGAGGAACGCCCAGCTTCTTAGCAATAGCAACCTGACTCGGCGACAGCCGGACAGTACGGCGCACACTATTCACTCCCGAACTACGGGTGGCAGGGGCAACAGCCGGTGCGGAACGCTGTTGTCTGGTAGGTTGGTTGGACGATTGCTCGCCCGCGAAGTGCTTGGGAAATTCATCCCGAAGTCTTCGATCCAGTTCAGTATAGTAGTCGTCAGAAGACGGGTCAATTCCTTCTTCTTCAACTAATTGTTGATGAATACCCCACGCTCCGTAAGTGAGCATGCGGTTTTGACCAAACCAGGGGTTCTTCTCCGCCCACGCCTCTGCCCGGGGATCAGGAGCAGCCTTAGGCGCCTGCTGGGGCTGGGGCGGCTGCTGCTGCTGGGGCGGCTGATAGGGCTGGGCAGTTTGCTGGGGCTGGGCCTGCTGCTGGTTTTGCTGACCCTGCTCCTGCAGCCACTGGGCCACCTGTCGCTGCTCTTGGACCATGGCGGCAAGCCGCTCTTGGGCCTCGATTTCAGTGGTCAGGTCGTTTTCTTCCCGGGCCTTGACGATGATCTGGCGTAAAGCGGCCTGCTGGGTATCCAGGCGGGCTTTGGCCTCGTTCAAGCGGCTGAAATCGGTGCTGACAAGCTTTTGCTGCAGTGCCTGGGTCTGCGTTTGCAGCCCCTTGGCGTACTCCAGGGCGGCCTGTTCGCGGCGCTCGGCCTCGCGCATGCGCGCGGTGAGCTTGGAGATGCGCTTTTGGACGTTGTCGTTGACAGCGTCTAGCTCATCTTTGTGCGCCGAAGGCTCTTCTTGCCGGGTAGGAGCCGGCTCAGGGGCGGCATTTTGGGGCTCGCTGGATTCTTCTTCCGGGGGCGAGAAAGTGACGTTGGTGGCTTTCTCGTCCTCCCCAAGGTCAAACTCTAGCTGGTCGTCGTTGGTCACAATTGCCATTTATCACCTCACATGTGCAGGATGTCTTCTGGGTTTTTGATCGTCGCTAGGATTTCATCGTCATTGAGGATGCGGATTTCTCCGCCATCAATAGCCATGCGGGCTCCCGCGTACCGACCAAAAATAATCCAATCCCCCTCTTGGCACCAAGGGCCGCCGGGGAATTTTGCTTCGTCCTTGTAGGCCAACGGGCCAACAGACAGGACATAAGCACAAGTGGTAGTGAGCTGCTGGCGCTCGATGGTCTCATTGGCCAGCTCAATGCCCCCTTTAGTGCGGCGCGCGCCCGCGTAGGGCAGCACGATGACGCGCCAACCCGTTGGACGGGGCAAGCGCTCTCGCATGCTCTCGGCCTGCTCCATGTGGGCGGCCTTTGCAGCTTCATCCGCGACTTTTTGGGCAGCTTCAGCAGCAGCGGCAGCCGCTGTCTCTTCCGCCCACTTCTTCTCCAGTGCAGTTGCTTCCATTTAGGTCCTTTAGAGGTCTTTGTTTTTGGCAAGAATGCCTTTGACCGCATCCTCGACAAACCGATACCCCTCTAGGCGCCCCATAAGAAAGCGGTACTGCTCCATGTCCTTGACGCCGCCGCTCATAAGCATTTGCGCGGTGTCTTCGCGCAGCCTACGAATGGCAACCTGAACATGTTCAGCGAATTCAAGCATGGATTTCTCCGATGAGGCAGACACTTTCCCTGTGCCTGAGAGGGGTGCTGCAATTGTGCAGCAAAACTACGCAATTTTCACCTTATTGAAGGCATCTTTTCGATAAACATAGTGGACGCCGGGCGAAAGCTTCTCACTTTTGTCTTTACTGGGGCCTTCCCGCCGGGGGCGCGGAGGCTGCTTGGAAGTTTTGGAAGTTTTGCTGGGAGACTTGGGCGGCATGTTGCGCTCCTTGTAGGTCGATATTTGCGTAATCCACGCCGGTCTTGGCCTCCAGCGTAGCCTCTTTCAGGCGCAGGTTGGCCTGATCGTCGGCGATGTCCGCCTGGGCCTTCTGGGCGTCCAGGGTAAGGCGGGCTTGATCCACAGCGCCGCGCTGCTGGTCGCGCTTGGCCGACTGATCCAGCTCCTGCTTCTTCAGCGCCACCAGGGGGTCTTCCTGATTGCCGGCCATCTGCTCTTGCATCTGCTTCATGGCCTGGAAGTTCTCGGCGACCTTGATAGCCACCATGGCCTCGCGCTGCAGGGCCGAGACCATGCGATCCGGGTCGGTGCCGTACAGCTTGAACAGCTCGACTTCCACGTCCTCTTCGGCCTTGAGGCGGATGTGCTCGAAGCAGTGCTTTTGCAGGATGACCGCCACGTTGGGCAGCGACCCCACGATGGGCGACATGCCAAACATAAGGTGCGCCATGATGTGCGCATCGTGCTGCTGACCGGCAAAGGCCTTAAGCGGCGAGCCGTCCAGAGCCTGGGCGTTCTCGCTGGCCGGGTCCTTGGGCTTGTCCACGTTCTGCGTGTTCAGAATCTGGTCGATGTCCCGCACGCCAATGGCCTCATACATGCGGCGGTAGGCCTCATACATGTTGTGCATCTGCGGGGCGCTCTGAGCCAGTTGGAGCTGGGTCTGCGCCATGGTGATGCGCTGCGCCACCGAGAAGATGTTGGGGTCCGACACAGGCAGCACATCGACGCGGTCATCGAAGTCGCGGCGCTTGATCATGCGGCTCTCACCGGGCACCGAGTAGGGGTACTCGTCGGGCAGGTACTCGCCAAAGCCCTCGGCCAGCAGCTTGAACTCGATCTTCTGGCTGTAGTGCAGACGCTTGTGGATCGAGGACATGACCGCGCTGCCCTTTTCCAGCAGCGCAATCGTGGTGCCCACGGCAGCGTTTTGATTGCTGTCGCCGACTTGCATGTCGGTGATCGAAGCCATCCGGCGGCCCGCGTCCACGCAGATGCCAAGCAGTTGCAAGAGCGTCTGGCTCGGCTCCTTGTACGGCAGCGGCATCAAGGTGGACGCAAGGTCCGCACCCCCGGCGTCAATGTCGCGGAACTCACCCGGCTGCAACGGCACATCATCGTTCATGATGCGCGCGCCCTTGGCTTTGAAGCCCGCCGGCAGGTTCACTAGCGTACCGGCGTCCAGCAGTTGCTGCAGCGCGCCCGTAGCGGTCTTGGTCAGGCCACCGACCAAGTGCAAGAAACCAAGGCCATAGGAACCCGGGCCTTGCACAAGCAGGTAGTGGACGTAGTACTGCTTACAGCGATACAGCTCGTCGCCCTCTTTCCAGTTGCGGCGCACGCCAACCACTTGGTTGGACACTTCGTCAATCGTGACGATATACGGCAGCTTGATACCAGTGGGCTCGCCGTCCTCATCCTTGTGCTCAAAGCCTGCAAGGTCCAGCTCAATGCTGAACTCCAGCATGGTGATCTCTTCAGGCTCAGTGGTGGCCTGAACACCCGTGGTGCGATCCATCTCTTTTTGGATGGTGCTCTGGGGCGTCTCTGCAGGCGTCGAAGCCTGGGCCGTATCAAGGTATTGCCCGCGCAGGCAAGCCTTGTTGTAGGCGTTGACCGACATGTACACGCGGTGGATGATGCGATCACACTCGCTCATCACCGACGAGCCCTTGTAGGGGATGTACAAGTCATCAGGCGTGATCAGCTTGCTGACCATGCGCTGTCTGTCTTCGTCGAAGTAGACCTTCTTGAACGCCGAGCCGCCGTAGCCCACGTAGAACAGGAGCTGGTCGAACTCGGGCGTGTACTCCTCCATCACCGTGGTGATTTCGTAGTTCATGAAGTCGCGCACGCGGTCCGCCTGCATCAGCTTCTCGCGCGTCTCCTTGCCCAGCACCTGAGTGCGCACCGGACCCCCTGCAGGCATCAGCTCCTTGAGCGCCTGCGACTGGAACTGCACAATCGATTCGGTCAGCAGTGGGTGCTGCACACCAGCGGCGCCCTTGAACGGCTTGGTGCGCTCCTCAAACGAGAAGCCCAGCATCTTCAGGCCCTTGCCGTACTGCTCTTCCCACTCCTTGCGCGAGGACTTGTCCGCCTCGTACATCACCATCAGCTCAGACGATAGCGTCTGCAGCACAGCGGGGTCCATCACCTCTGCAAGGTTGGTGTCAAAGGGCACCTCCTTGTCGTCTTCTCCCAGCGTCACATCAACACTGCCGGTCTCCGGGTCGAATTCGATCTCGATATCCGGCAAGTCTTCGACCGCGATGTCTTCGACTTGTACGTCCAAGTTGCCGGAGGGCAGGTCATTGTTTTTCTCGATGGGCATGCTAAGTCCTTAATCGTTTATGAATCTGCCGGCGTCCATGAGCAGTTTACTGATGCTCGGCGGCAACGTGTCTGGGTTGAGCTTGCGAATAAACGCTTCGACTTGCGGCAGATAATTCTCAGGTGCCACGTTGCCGGTGCGCGGACCGTTGCCATAGAACTGCGTGATGGCATTGGAGTTGTAGGCTTTCACTTCGGGCGTCACGTACTCGACGTTGGTGACCAGCCTATTATCCTTGTCATACAGGCCGAACAGGCGAACCTGACCATCCTCTAGCGAAGCACGGCCCTTGGACAGCGCGCCGTACGTGCCCATGCGCGAGTATCCGCCAATTGAGTTGCCAAGCATCTCGCCGTGCAGGCGCGTAGCCATAGGATCGGTGATCTCGCGCCACTGCATGCCCTGCGCATCCGGGGGCATGAACTCTTTGGTGCCATAAAACGCGATCTTCGGTGGCACTGGCGCGTTGGCCCGCACCAACTGCCCCGCCTTTTCGACATACGAGTCCAGCTCGCTTGTTCGGCCTTTGTGGACCAGTGCCTTGGCAAAGAACTCCGGCACGCTCATCTGCTTGAGGTCTTTTACCGATAGGTCAGAAATCACATCCGTAATATTTCTTTCGCTCAAGCCCAGCGGGCTGAGGTAAGAGCCGAAAATGTCCAAGACAGGGCGCTCTGTAGCGGACAAGGAGGCAATGCCTTGCGTGCCCGGGTTCTTGGCCGTGTAATCAATTGCGCGGTAGAGATTTGGGAAGCTTTCGACGTTTGCTTTTGTGACAGATTCCATCGGATTCTGAGCGAGCAGCCGCTCCATCTTAGGCTCCAGCACAACGGAGAAGTATGCCGGGTTTTCCGCCATCTTTGCGCGAATATCTGCCACCCGCTTGGCCGCCTCTGCCGGGGGAAGGGTGTCCGCGTTCTTGGTGGTCATCCGCAGCAGCATGGCGTCCGGGATGATGGTCGGGGTGGCCTTCATCTGCGCCAGGATCGACTGCTTATAGGCCGCCTGCGCATCGTCGGCCCCTTGATACCCTTCGCCCTCAGGGCGAAGCCGATATGCCTTGACCCCCATGCTTTTGTCGTACGTGTTCTCCAGAGCACGCATGGCAGTGACGTCCCCCTTGCGAGCGGCATCGATCAAGGCCTGCGGGAACATCTCCTCTTCCGGGGTGTCCTTCTTGAATTTGATCTTGCCCGAGATGATTGCTTCGCGGACAGGGTCACTGACGCTGCCTGCCTGCGAGCGGAAGAACGAACGCAGCTTCTTGTCAAAGAATTCGACAGCGGCCTCGGACTTTTCCGAGGGCATTGCAGCTTCATCGCGGCCCCGAACGGTATCCGCAAGGTTTTCAATGTAGGTATCCAGCGAAGAGCGAGGAGCTTGGCCTACGGGAGCGGTCGGAAACTCGCCGCCGGCCGGGCGGCTGACGTAAGAAGCCCCAGGGGCTGCCAACTGGCGGTTGTAGTCCTGGAAATCGCGAGCCAACATCTTGGCCGCCTCGCCAGTTTTTTCTGCCGCGCGAACCGCACCACGGACCGGGGCTGCCGGATTGACCATGGAGCTGCCAATCTGCCCCATTTCGTACATTGCACGGGCCGTCGGCTGCGTCGGGGGCTCCGGACGGATGCCCAAACGCGTCATCTGCTGCTTAATCCAGTCCGAACCCATCGTCGGGGTCGGATTTGTGTAGCCAAACGGGCGCATGACCATCGCAGCCACGTCCGCCGGCGCGCCAACAAGGTTGTACGGCATCTCGGAGATGCCCTGCAGCGTTGCATCGTTGACTTGGCCCGAGGACAGCGTGATATTTCGCCCAATTCCGGACCTTGAAGTCCGAAAAGCGGGGCGAGAAGCGGCTGCAAGCTCCTCCGGAGTGGGCGCAGCCACTTCCCCCGTCTCCGGAGAGCCCTCGGCACGCTTGACAGGGCGCTCAGGGCGCCCCACCCAGGCCGATCCGGGCCGTCTTTCACGCGCCGCACGCTCGGCTTCCACTTGAACAAGGTCTTCCAGCTCCTTTTGCGAGCGCGCACGACGCGCCAACTCGATTCCAAGCTGGTTGTTGTGCAAATCCTGCTCGTAATCGACCGGCATCTGGCTGATTCCAAGCTTAGAACCAATCCAGCGCATCGGAGAAGTCACAATTTCATGTGCATTTCCAAGGAACTCCGCCGTTCCAGGGCCATATTTGCGCGCCAACGTGCCCGAAGCCAGCATGTGCCGAGCAGCATCTTGCTGATCAAACTGCCCCTGCTGCGCCGGATACATATCCCGCGCCACCATCTCCGAATACCCAGGCACCGCAATCAGGCTGGGCTCCTTGACTTCGCCCCCCTCGGCCATCCGCTTAGGGGGAGGTGCTTGGGCCACGAGCGAAGACTCATCCCAGTTGATCTCCGACAAGGCATTCTTGGGTTTGTACCCCGCCAGCATGTCGGCCGCGCTCTTCTCATCCGTGCGCGCCTGCCACTCCTCACGCGAGAGCGGCTGCCCATCTTCCTCTTCATCGCCCAAGAACGACAGAGCCAACGCCGCTTGATACCCCGCGCCCATGTTCTGGGCCGCCACCGGTGCAGGAGTTGCAGCAGGAGCAGTTGCACGCTTGGGCGCACCTGCCGTAGCAGCAGGCATCGGAGCCTGAGGCGTGGTCGGCGCAGGTTGGGCCGTGGTCCGCGATCCAGGCATCCCCATCTTCGCATCCAACACCGCAATCAACTCCCGGGCACTCTTGTCCTTGAGCATCGTCGGGTTGGCCTTGATCGCACGCTGCGACAAGAGCTCCGAGACAGGAGTATCCGGGTTGGCAGACAGCACCGTCTTTGCCCCCTGGGCGCCAAGGAAGTGAGCTGCGTAAAGCTCCGTGGGACTCGGATCACGGCCCAAGGCATTTTTTAAACTTTTTGTGTTGGACTCCAAAATGTTGAGGCCCACACGAATATTCTCATCCGGGTTGTTCTTTAGCCCAGGCTTTCCGCCAAAATCCTTCCAGGTCTTATCCACCACCTGAAACAGGCCCTGCGCACTCGAAGTCTTGGCCTTGGCCGACGGGTCCAGCGAACTCTCTACCTGCGCGATCCGCACAGCAACTTCAGGGTCCAGGCCACGGGCCTGCGCTTGTTCGCGGATTTTGTCGATCAGGTCTTGGGCCATGGTCCGAGGTCCTCGGGACGGGAGAATGCGTCCATTGTAGAAGGCCTAGCCATAATACTCAACGGGGCTGTTGTCAATCTCTCGGTCATCCTCCTCATCGGTATTGAGGCTGATGAAGTTGCCCTGACGGAACCGGTGCCACGCCATGACAGCGGTATCGACTTGGTCGTCATTGGCTCCATTGGGAAAAGCTGCACATTCCTCGACTAACTCTTCGGCCCACTCTTTCCCTTCTGGGTACCACACCATTCCCGACTCAAGGATCGGGGCGACGGCGTTGGCCCGGCTGATCTTGTCCTGCCCGGTCTTCCTGCCGCCCGGGGCGTACATGGTGACAGGGATGTTCAGGCGCCGAAGTTCCTGCTGCAGCGGGGTTCCCGTTGCCTTGGCCTCGATCAGGACATTGTCCGGCCGCCAGTACTGGTACTCGTCCTTGGCCACGCGCTTGAGCTCCGGGAAGTCCCACCGGCCCTTCCTCACGTTGAGCAAAATCAGGTTTGCCCCAGAGTCAGCGTCGGGGTAAAATACGCCCCAGGTACTGATGACAGAAAAGTCGGCCGTCTCCTTCTTAGAGTAGGCGGTGTCCAGGCATTGCAGGATGTACTCGCAAGACGGGGGCTCGTCGTAGGTCCACTTGCGCCACCAGTTGCGTTTCAAGATCGCACCCTCGTCGTTCGTGGGCTGCTGCTGCCACTGGGCGTTCCACTTCTTTAGCCCAATGGAGAACTTGACCTTCTCCAGCTCGTCGATCTTCCAGTACTCCGGCCAGAGCGGGCGTCCGGATGGGAGAATTGCCGGGAACTCCAGGACCTCCCACTGGTCAGCCTTCAAGTTACTCTGCATCTTGAGCAAACGGCCGGCCGGGTCGTCCGTCTTCCAGCGGGTGTTGATCAGGATGATCGCGCCGCCCGGCTGCAACCGCTGACGAGGACCGGACTCATACCACTCCCACGTCTGCTGCATCGCGGTCTCGGAGTTGGCATCCTGTTCGTCCAAGATGTCGTCCAGCACGATCACGTCACCGCCTCGGCCCGTCATCGCACCGCCCTTACCAATGAAGAACGCTTCACCGCCTTGGCTCGTGTTCCACCGACCGGCGGCCTTGGAGTCCGCTGACAGAGTCATCTGCGGGAACAACTCGCGGTACTTCTCGTCCTCGGCAAGGTTTCGAATCATCCGGCCAAAGCGCTGCGCCAACTCCGCCGTGTGCGAGCCGACAATGAGCTTGGCGTCCGGGCGCTTGCCCATGAGGTACGCAGGAAACAGGTAGCTCCCAAGCTGGGACTTGCCGTGCCGGGGAGGCATGGCAATGATCAGGCGTTTGCACTCGCCAGACACGACTCGGTCCAGAGCCTTGGCTATGCGCCGGTGGTGTTCCCCGACCAGCATTTCAGGCCACACGTATTGGCAGAAGTCGATGAAGTTGCCCGTTGCGCGGTCCTGGGCTTCCAGCAATTTCAGCCGAAGCTGCAGCCGCATCATCTCTTCTTCGGCGTCTTGCGGTGTAGTAGGTTGGTATGACATAGGCCAGGTTTCCGAATTTTTATAAATATACCCCTGGTTTGCGATTTAAGAAACAAGGGGGTAGGTCCAGGTTCTCAAAAGGTTTTCCTATGGCAAAAATAGGGCTACGGGGCCGACGCCTCAGCTTCGGCCCGTTTATGGCCCTCCCGGGTCATAGCCTTGGGCTATGGGTTGGCGGGCGGCGGCGGGGAGCGGGCTATCGGCTCAGGGCATGCATGCCCTGGCTGTAGGCTATCGGGGCTCGCGCCCCGATAGCGATAACTCACTGGACAGGGCTCGCGCCCTGTGCTGCGTCAGGCGCTGGCCTTCTCTGCTTTCTTGGCGTCGTAGGCTTCGCGGCTGGCCTTGGCCTGGGCTTCGGCCTCGGACTGGGTGACCAGCTCGACGCTCTCCAGGCGAACGTCGGCGCCGCGATCCGCAGCGAAGTACACGCTGCGGCCGGAGTCGATCAGGTAGCTGTAGTCCACCGGGACCAGGGTGATGAGGAACCCGGCCAGTGCCTGGATGTCCTTGGTGGAAAAGCCCTCGGGCAGCACGAAGCGGTTGCCGTTGATGGTGATGATCTTGGTCATGGTCTCTATCCTTTCTAGTGTTTGCCTGACCGGGGCCCCCCGGTCAGTGCTGACATTATAGCGGACATTTTGTCCGCTGTGCAAGAACTATTTTAGAAGTTGATCCGGAGGCTGGCGTTGCGTAGGACGTCCTGGACCGCGTCCTCGACGTCCAGGTTGTCCTCTACCCAGGACTCAATCTTGTAGTCCAGGTCGGCGTCGTCACTGAGCCATTCGTCGGCGCGCGCGGTGAAATGGTCCTCAGCCCAGGACAACACACGCTCGTCCACCAGTTGAATGAAGTGCGTGGGAATCGGGGACGGGCCATCGCGCCACTCTTCGAGCGCCGCGATCCGCGAGCGCAGCGCGTCCAGGGCGGAGAGGTCGGGCACCTGGGCGGGGGCCTCGGGCCACAGCTTGGCGGCGGTGTTGACCACCACCATCAGCGCGGTGGTGGCGGCCGTGGCAGCGGGGCCGTCCAGAGTCTGCAGCAGCATGTTCGCATACTCCATCGCATCGTCGATGGAGTCGCGGTCCGCGAACAGGTTCAGGGCGTGGGGCTTGAAGGGGTTTGTCATGACTCTATCCTTTCTAATCCGGGGCACCGTGCCCCGGTCCGTGAATTATAGCGGACATTCTGCCCGCTGGGCAAGCGCCCAATGAATACTTTCTATCGGGGCCGTGGCCCCGATAGCCGGGGGCCGTGGCCCCCGGACCACCGCCCACGCGCCACGTTTGAGGGAGCACGGCACAGGGACCAGGGGCCCGGTTTACCCTGGCGCAGCTAACCGGGGAATCTGTCCCCAATTTCGCCACGCCTTCGAGGGCACGGGGCTACTCTGTCCCCAATTTCCCGGGCGGTTAAGACAACAGCTCGAGGGCGCGAGATTTCAGGGCAGCACCCGTGCCGAACCACGCGGACTCGAGGCGGGTATTCGCGGAGCGGCCGCGCTCATGGTCCACCAGCTCAGTAACCGAATTCAGCAGCGCCCAGCGGGTGCCGGCCACCCCAGGGATGTCAGACCCGATAGCTTTGCGATTCTGGAATAAATCCATGATTCGCTTGTATGCCCTGGACTCGGTCACGTCCAGCGCGCCGGTATGGTACGGGCGCAGCAGCTCGCGCACAAAGATATCCGCATCCGTCGGGGTGATGGTTTCCCCGGCCATGCGGCGCGACTGGATTAGGAACCGGTCCCACGCATCGGCCACGATGCCCAGGTCCTGGCGCACCCGATCCGCGTCGAATCGCTCAGAGTGCAGCACGCGCACCGTCTGATCTTTCGCGCCCAGGGCGGCCGTGATGGTGTTATTGCATACCACGCGAATCGTAGTGAACTTCGCGACTGTGGCCATAGTGCCATCGTAAGACGTGCCCAGCAGCAAATACGGCCGGACGGTATCCCCGCCCAGGATATCGGCGCCGGCGTTGACTTTCGCCAGTGCCCAGATACGGCGGCCATAACTCAGGGCCCCGGCCGTCTCCATCTCAAACCCGCCGATTTCGGCCAAGCGGCCCATAAAGCCCATAACGGCGGCCGGCTGCACCACATGGTACCCGTCGGAGACTACCGCCAGGGGCGCGCCAGTGTCGGACCGATGTAGGACTTTGCGACCCTCGAAGGCCTGGGGCTCGCTCGCGGCATCGGAGCGGAACAGTACCGGGCTTTCTTTCACGGTGTAGGCTAGCCCCGCCTCACGGGTCCACTCTTCGATTGTGGCGCCAGGGGTGAGCTCTTGCCCCAGGCCGTGCCAGGGCTTACGGCCAGCGTATGCGATAGCGGCCGTACCGGTAGTGGTGTCGATCATGTGAGCCATTTTCTCTATCCTTTCTTGAGGGTTTGCCTGGGACCGCCCGGCCCCAGTGCTTCGCATTGTGCCCGAACAATAGTCTATTGTGCGGAATTCTTTTCTATCGCGTCGGCGAAAGTGATAGCTTAGGTCAATCCTTCCAATCGAACCAGTCCACTAGCCACGCCCCTACGATAAAAATCAACAGGACCAAAAAGAACATTTAGACCGCCTCCCGCCCAACATCGCCCGCCACGTGATGGCGCAACAGGGACCCAGGGGGCAGCGAGCGGGCAAAGCGGCGCAGCTCTTGCGCATCATTTGCGGCGCCCTTCATGCGGGTCCCATGCCACTGAATCGCGGTCGGTCCCGACGCTGCATAACATCCGCCCTTACCGGTTCCGACTTTCTTCGCGCCGGTCCCATGGGCGACGAAAACCACCACGTCCCGACGGTCGGCCCGGGCGCACAGGGGAGTCCCGCCGCCGCATTGTGAGCACGTAAACGAATCGGACAGTTCCGCCGGGCACCGGTAAAACCGAACCCCTTCCACAGTACGCGGCCAGGATTCGACAGTGTCGGACGGCGCCGCCAAGACGGCCGGACGGCCCGCAGCAACAGCGGCCACGGCTTCGGCCACGGTGTCGCAGCTCGCATTAATTACCGTCTGACCAGGGGCCGCCACTGGCAGCCGCTCGGCGGGAAAGTGCGAATAGGTCCAGGCCTGACCACGGGGCGGGACTGCATCCAGCACGGCGGCCAGATATTCGGCGTCGATTGAATCGGCGCCGGTTTCGTTTTTGGGGTGGAGCGCGCAGGACTTCGGGCAGGTCCCATAGGTTTCGTGGGCGCCGCTACGGTACGTAACAGCTATCGGGCCGGTCTTGCGGTTCGCAGTGACGGGTACGGTTCTCAGCATGACTCTATCCTTTCTGTGGTGCCCCACTATCAGGGCGCCGCTATCATAACTCTATTCCGGGCAATTTGTCTAGTGGTTTTCCCCTAGTGCTTCGGCTAATTCCTCCCACGGTGTACGTAAAGCAGGCCAGTCCCGCAGGGGCGCCACCCGTAGGCCATTTTCGGCAAGATCAACAGCAGCAGCACCAGGGTACAACAGCACGCGGGCCGGCTTGCTGGCGGTCCCCCTGTACAGGATCAGGACAAAGCAGGGGCGGCCCTTCGCAGCGTGCCGGGTCAGGAAAGCGACTTGATGAGGGCGAAGCGACACCCGCAGGCCGCGCTCGACAACCTTCAATTCGACAGCAACAAAGCGCGGGCCAACTCCCATAAGACAATCCGCGATTCCCAGGTTGACCCGGTTTTCGATTCGCTCGATGTCCACACCATGGGGGCGCAGCCCTTCGCGCACCCTAGCGGCAAAAGCGGCTTCAGGTTTCATCGTCGTCGGGGGGACCCATATCGGCATCCCGTTCGAATAGATCGGGGGGAGGTTCTGCCACGGGCGAAGTAAATGCAGGGTCTCGCTCACGTTCGATTGTGTCCAGGACGGTGCCGGTCTCGGCGTCGATGATGGCCGAAGGCGGGGGGCCGCCGTAAAGCTTCTTCAGTTCGTCAAGCTTGCGCTGGACCTCTTCCTTCGACATGGAGTCAATCGTCCCATGCCGGATTTCCTTGCGGTCAACGTAAATAGTACCTAGTGCCTGTCCGCGCCTATATTCGGCCTGGACAGCAGCCGCATACGCTCCGGCCTCGAGGGCCTTGTCGCGGATCAACTGCAGGTCCCGCATGTGCCGCTCGTAACTGGTGTTGTACTTTGAATTGAGCTCGGCGCGGTAGGCCTGGATGGCCGCGACCACGTGGGGATTGATCTCGGGGTTCGTCAACTTCCACGCCATCACAGAGGCAGAGGTGTCTTTATACCCCGCGCGGATGGCGGCTTCTTTAAGCGTCACCCGGCCGTCTCCCGCCACATATTCAGTGACGAACTTCCATTCCTTGGCGTTCAGAGTCTTGCGCTGTTTGCGCAACGGGGCGACCTCCCGGGACATCCTGGCCCGCGCCTTATCCGGTACCACCGGCGGGACGTTCCAGACATCCTTCTTGGTCATCAGACAGTCCTCCACATGCGCCACCCGTCCTCAACCTTGCGCATGACGAATTTCCACGTGGGCTGACGAAGGCGCACGAAGCGCATGGATGAGATGCGGGCGGAATTCGCGTGTGCCTTTTCGCGAAACAGGATGCTATCGCCCGGTTCCATGTCAGCAAACGGATACTTCGAGCGCGTAACGGGGAACGTCACCCCGCGTTCAATTTGTAGCATGATTGGGAAGTCTCGTAAAAACAGCTACGGGCAGTGTACCCCAGGCAGGGCCCGCCGTCAAAGAAACAGGGCTCCCTATAGGACTTTTTGGGGGCATCATCGTTTTTTTTTTTCAAAAAATTAAAAGTCCAAGTCTCCCCTGAAAAATTACACTGTTTCGACCTCCGTAATGCCTCGTAATGCCCTGAAACCCGCACCAGTGCTCACTTCTTACGTCCATTACGTCATTACGCCCAATTTCACAAAAAAAAATTCCAAAAC